GTGTCGATGCTAGTGACACTAATGCATCTGCTAATTCACTAGTCGGCGGTCCAGTAACAACTACTCTAATTAAAAATCAAGACGCATATGATGCCCTTAATTCAAATGTCAATACTTTTGTATCAGCTAAGTATCCTGGCTTATTAGGAAACTCTCTGGGTATCGTTCTTCTTGATTCAAATAACTGGTCAGCTGCATCGACAACCTATTCAACATCGCTTTTCGATTACAAGCCTAATGTTACCACCTATGCTACCACTTATGGATTAAACGCAGGTGCTAATGTTCTTGATGAGGTCCATGTTGCAATTGTTGATGAGGATGGACTAATCAGCGGTATAAAAGGTACAGTTTTAGAAAAGTTTCCTGGCTTGTCAAAGGCATCTGATGCAGTTAGTCCACAAGGAACCTCTATTTACTATGCAACATACCTAAGTAATAATTCTAACTATGTTTGGTGGAGAGGTCACCCCAACTTATTAGGTGGAGTGCAAGGGGCAACTTGGGGGCAGTCAATAACTGCAAACACTGCTATTAGATTTGCAAATACTACTCTTACGGGCACTGTCATATCTTTAACTGGCGGTCAAGACATTGCTGCAAATGCTAGTACAATTGCCAACCAATACCTTCTGTATAACAATGATCAGCAGTATGATATTTCACTTCTGCCTACCGGTTCATTAGAAGGCACAAATGTTCAGAGTATCATTCAGAACGTTGCAGAAGTAAGAAAAGATTGCATGGTGTTTACATCACCTCCTCTTTCAAATGTAAATGTTTCACTGAGCGAATCATCAAAATCCACCAATGTTGTAAATTATAGAACAAATAATCTTAACATCTCATCATCCTTTGCTGTTATGGATAGTGGATGGAAGTATCAGTATGATCGCTATAATGACACATATCGTTGGATTCCTCTAAACGGGGATATTGCTGGTCTATGTGCTCGCACAGATTTTGTTGCAGATCCTTGGTTCTCTCCTGGTGGATTTAATCGTGGACAGATCAAGAATGTTGTTAAACTAGCATTCAATCCTTCGAAGTCTTACAGAGATAACCTGTATAAGAATGGCATCAATCCTGTTATTTCTTCACCAGGCAATGGTACGGTTCTGTTTGGCGATAAGACAATGTTGTCAAAGCCTAGCGCCTTTGATCGTATCAACGTTCGCCGCCTGTTCATTGTAATTGAAAAGGCAATTAGCGCCGCTGCACAGTATCAGCTATTCGAATTCAATGATGAGTTTACACGTGCTCAGTTTAGAAATCTGGTCGTTCCTTATCTCCGTGATGTTAAAGCACGCCGTGGTATTACTGACTTCAAGGTTGTTTGCGATTCATCCAACAACACAAGCACAGTAATCGATAGGAATGAATTCGTTGCGGATATATATGTAAAGCCTGCACGTTCTATCAACTTCATTTCACTGAACTTTATTGCTACTAGAACAGGCGTATCGTTCAATGAAGTAACAGGCTAAGGAGAGATAAAATGCCTTTTAGCGTAGAAAGATTTCGCAGTACATTAGCGGACGGGGGAGCCCGTCCTAATCAGTTCCAAGTAAGGTTGGGAAGAGGATTAGATCAATTATCTCCTTTCCTGGTATCTGCAGCATCTTTACCTGGACAAACTATCGGCACAGCATCCGTTTTTTATCGCGGAAGAGAAGTTAAGCTTGCAGGGGATCGCATTTTTTCACCTTGGACAACAACTATTCTTAACGATAGTAATTTGACTATGAGAACATTGATTGAACAATGGATGAATGAAATAGAAAACCTTCAAACTAAACAGGGTGTGTTAGATCCCAGTTCATATTTTGCTGATTTGACTGTTTCACAGCTTGATAAGAATTCGCAGGTAAGAAAGCAGTATATTTTGAGACGTGCTTGGCCCACTGATATTTCTGAAGTTCCATTAAGTTTTGATGCCAATGACCAGATCAGTGCATTCTCATGTACTTGGCAATATCAAGACATGAGCATTTCAGAGGTAACAGGTGGAGCATTTACAGCAGGCGGATTTGGGTTTATTGGGGGTACGGGTGCAGATATTTCGTCTGTTGATACTATAAAATTAGCTGGCGGCGAAGCAGCCTCTGATTTTGGGTTTGAACCTTCAGCTGGTGTTTAATTAGCAAGGAATCTGAAAACATATGGATATGAGTTTATTTGGGTTTAAGATAACCCGTCCTAAAAAGGAGGTGGCTAGAGCACAGAGTTTTGTGACGCCAACTCCTGAGGACGGGGCGACTACTATTTCCGCAGGTGGATATTATGGTACCTATGTTGATCTAGATGCAACATCAAAGACAGAATCAGAGCTGATTACACGGTATCGCCAGATGGCTTTATATCCAGAATGTGATATGGCTATCGAGGATATCGTGTCTGAGGCTATTGCAAACGTTGATGATGAACCTCCTGTCGTTCTTGACGTTGAGGAACTAAACCTTTCTACCAACATCAGAAAGACAATTGAAACAGAATTTGAAGAAATACTTCGACTTCTCGACTTCAATTCAAAGGCCCATGAAATCTTTCGTAGGTGGTATGTAGACGGACGTCTTTACTATCAAAAGATAGTTGATACGGGTAATGCAAAGAAGGGCATTCTCGAGTTGCGCTATATTGATCCTCGCAAGATCAAAAAGGTTAGAGATATCAAGAAAGAGAAAATGCCCAATGGTATTGACATTATCAGGACCATCGAGGAGTTCTATCTCTACAATGATAAGGGTATTCAATATTCAGTCGCAATAGGCACAAGTCAAAACGTGACTACGGGCGCTGGAATCAAAATTACACTAGACTCAATTGCATACTGTCATTCAGGTGTAGTTGATCTAGATAAGAACATTGTTGTGGGTTACTTGCATAAGGCAATCAAACCCGTCAACCAGTTAAAGATGATGGAAGATGCTCTTGTCATCTACCGTCTATCACGTGCCCCTGAGCGTAGGATTTTCTACATAGATGTGGGTAATCTACCTAAGCTCAAAGCAGAACAATATCTTAAAGATATCATGGCAAGATATCGTAACAAGATTGTTTACGATTCAAACACAGGTGAAGTAAGAGATGATCGTAAGTTTATGTCTATGCTGGAAGATTTCTGGTTACCTCGCCGTGAGGGTGGACGTGGAACAGAGATAACCACGCTTCCTGGCGGAGAAAACTTAGGGCAGATTGATGACATACAATACTTCCAAAGAAAGATGTATCAGTCGTTGAATATTCCTCTTTCACGCCTAGAACAGTCATCGGGTCTAACCTTTGGTCGTGTCTCAGAAGTTACACGCGATGAGTTAAAATTTGCCAAGTTCGTAGGACGTCTACGCAATAAGTTCTCTGATCTTTTCCGTGATCTGCTCAAAACGCAACTGATTCTTAAAGGAATCATTGTAGAGGCAGATTGGGAAGATATCAAAGAGAAGGTTCGCTTTAAGTTTGCCGAGGATCAATACTTTACAGAAGTAAAAGAAGCAGAGACAATTCGCAATCGTATTGACCTTCTTAATCAGATGCAGCCCTATGTGGGACTGTATTTTAGTCAAGAATATATCAAGCGTAAGATTTTACATATGACCGACGATGAGGTTGAAAACATCGAGGCACAGATTCAAAAAGAACCCCCCAATCCTGCATTACAGATGCAGCAGTTACAGATGCAACAAGCTGCACAGACAATGGAAATTGAACAGCAACAGGCAGAAACTGAACAAAAAGCTGCTGCTCAAACGAAACAAACTAATAAATAATAAATCATTAAAGGAATTGAAATGGACACGAAAGACCTTGTAAAGCAGATGATGATTAACGTTCTTGACGGTAATGCTGTCGAGGCACAAGAAAGATTCGAAGATATTATTTCCGTAAAAATGACCGATGCGCTAGAGACACGTAAGATGGAACTAGCGGGTTCAACATTCGGTCCGGCACATCAAGAGGAAGAATAATGGATTTTGGTCAGCTCAAATCTGCTAAAGATCACTTCGAAGCCTATGCAGACATGACTTCGGGTCAAGGTTTTGGTGTTCCTGCTGGCGGAAAGAAAATGATGCAGCAGCATGCTGACTTTATGAAAAAGAACCTTGATGCGGGTGGTCAGAGAGCAGCTTTTAACAAGATTAAGAGTCACGCTAACGCACTATATGTAAACGATGAGATTTCAGACTCAGATAGAAATTTCATTCACAAAACCTATGCACCTTCTATGGTTAAAGAGGACACAGACATGGATTTATCAGAAAAGAAAATGACCGCAGCTGATATGGCTCAGCGCGAGAAAATGGTAAAGTCAATGAAGAAGGGCTTTGCAGGGTTCAAAAAGCGTTATGGTGAGCGTGCTAAAGAAGTTATGTACGCTACTGCAACCAAGCAGGCAATGAAAGAAGATTCTGAAAATCCTGACCAACACTATTGCGCCAAGCATGTCTATTCGGAAGAATATGGTGAGGGCGTAGTTCTAGAAGGTCAACACGCCGAACCTGATGAGAATGGCAATATCGAATGGTATACTGTTCAGTTCGAACATGGCGAAGAAGTCATATTCACAGAGGATGTTGAAGTTATGATCGCTGAGTATCATAACAACCACACCCCCGCTAAGAAGGCAAAAAAAGCCAAAAAGGTAATGTAAAATGGCTGTAACTAAAACAGTAATTAAGAAAGTACGTCAACAAGCTATTGTAAAGTTTGTTGGCGACATAGCGGGAGGCACCGCTAACGTTGACCTCATAGCTGATCTTAAGCTTACAGATGAAACAATGATTTCAGATGCAGCAAATATCAAGGTCAACATTAATTCTATCTACTATAATAACGGAAGCTCAACCAATCCTATTACTATTAATAGGAACAATGGAACGGGTGCTAACCTGTATTTGCTCTTTGGAAATGATAACTGGATGTTCACACAGGCATCTGGGTTTTCAGATACTTCCAATAATACAGCAAACGTTGTTGTAACTATTCCTGCACCAGGCGGAACAGTCATTTTAGGTCTAACAAAGGAAAGAGGATTCTCAGAACCTCAGCAACAACAAAATCAAAGCTAGGAACTATTATGTTACGCCTAATTACTGAAGTTACGCAGGAAGTAAAGTATATCACCGAGAAAAAAGAGACAGGTGGTAAGAGCGTCTACATTGAAGGTATCTTCATGCAGACAGAACAGGCGAACCGTAATGGTCGCATTTATAGAAAGCCTATTGTTGAGAAAGAACTTGGACGTTATCAATCTCTCATTAATGAAAAACGTGCACTAGGAGAACTAGGACACCCACCAAATCCTTCAATTAACCTGAACCAAGTATCACACCTCATTACGAATTTACGGTTTGAAGGAAATGATGTATATGGAAAAGCAAAGATTCTGGATACCCCTATGGGTAAGATTGCCCAGAACTTTATTGAGGAAGGTGTTCGCCTAGGTGTTTCTTCACGTGGATTGGGATCTGTTAAGACATTGAAAGATGGTATCAATGAAGTGCAGGATGACTTTCATCTTGCAACTGTTGATATTGTAGCAGATCCTTCAGCACCCGATGCATTCGTGCAGGGTATCATGGAAGATGCAGCTTGGCTTTACGTTGAAGGGAAGGGCTGGGTTATGGAACAAGTCAAAGCACAAGTTAAGAAAGGAAAAATGAATGAACAAAAACAACTCGAGTTGTTTAACAAGTTCATGCATTTGATTTCTAAAAACTAATTTGTATAAATAAAATAAATTCATTAGGAGAAGATTCTATGTCAATTGACGCTAAAATCAAAGAGTTGCTTTCTCGCAAAGGGGAAGAGCAGCTTAATGAGGAAGGTATGATGCCTGTTAAGGGTAAGGATACCACTATTAAGGCTGCTAATCCAGGTGATACAACCATGCCAATGCAGGGTGGATCACAAGCTGCTGATTACGAAACACGCGAAGAAGATGAGGAGAACCAAGGTGGGGTTGTTTCAAAGACAACGCCCAACGCTCCTCGTCCTATGAATTCTGGCGCAGGTAATGCACCTAACTACACAACCACAGGTGATCCTACTGCTGTTGTCAACATGAAGGCATCATCAGGCAATGTTGCAAGAGAAAGTGCAGAAAGATCTGGTCCTACTCTAAAAGAACAGCTATCTGCTATTTTCGGTGATGATCTTTCAGAAGATTTCCGAGACAAAGCTACATCAATTTTCGAAGCTGCAGTTATCGCTCGAGTAAACGATGAGATGGCTAAGATCGCTGAGCAGATTGAAGAACAAAAGACACAAGAGCTTGAAGAAATTACTGAAGGCCTTGTAGAAAAAGTTGATTCCTTTATGAACTACGTTGTAGAACAGTGGATGGAAGAGAATCAGCTATCAGTAGAGAAAGGTCTACGTACAGAAATCGTTGAAGATTTCATTGGTGGGCTAAAGACTCTATTCCAAGAGCATTACATTGAGGTTCCCGAGGAGAAGTTTGATATTGTCGAAGAACTACAGACAAAATCTGACTCTCTAGAAGAGAAACTCAATGATACGGTTCAAAAGAACATTGAGCTTGCACAGGAACTTTCAACTGTTAAGAAAGAAATTGTTCTAGGCGAAATGGTACAAGATCTAGCTGATACAGAAGCAGAAAAACTGTATAAGCTAATTGAAGGTGTGCAGTATGACAATGAAGATCTTTTCCGCGAGAAGGTTAAAGTCATCAAGGAAAATTATTTCCCCAAGACAGCTAAATCTTCTCCCGAAGAACAAATCTTAACAGAAGAAGCACCTCTTTCGAATGATGACACGATTAGCAGATACGCCCAGGCGCTATCTAGATCGCTAAAAGCACGTAAGTAATACGTATTCCAATTAAGGAGAAATACAGATGTTTATGACCGAACAATATCAAAAGAAGTGGGGTGCGATTCTTGAGCACACCGATCTTCCTCAAATCAACGATAACTACAAGAAAGCTGTTACAGCCATTCTTCTAGAGAATCAAGAGAAAGCACTCCGCGAAGAGCGTCATGCTCTAGGTGAAGCTGCTCCTACAAACAACATTTCAGCTGCAGGTATCGACACATACGATCCTATCCTTATCGGACTAGTTCGTCGTGCAATGCCTAACCTGATGGCTTATGATGTTGCTGGCGTTCAGCCAATGACAGGCCCAACAGGCATGATCTTTGCAATGCGTTCTCTATATGGTACAACACGTTCACCTGCTTCGAGCAGAACTGAAGCTCTGTTTAACGAAGCTGATACCGATTTCGCTGGTGGTCCAACTGGTGCTACCCACACAGGTACCAATCCTGCTAACCTTATTGCAAGCATTGGTAACTATGGTACTGGTAACGCCAATACAACGGCATGGGCTGAGGCACTTGGCGATTCAACGGGTAACGCCTTCAAAGAGATGTCTTTCAGCATTGATAAGACAACTGTTACTGCTAGAACACGTGCTCTTAAAGCAGAATACACGGTTGAACTTGCACAAGACTTAAAAGCAATTCACGGTCTTGATGCTGAATCAGAACTTGCAAACATTCTTTCACAAGAAATTATGTTTGAGATCAACCGCGAAGTTATTCGTACCATTTACAAAGTTGCTAAAGTTGGTTCACCTGCTACTGCAACAGCTGGTATCTTCGACCTTGACATTGACTCAAACGGACGTTGGTCAGTAGAGCGCTTCAAGGGTCTTCTGTTCAATATGGAACGTGATGCTAACCATATTGCACAAGACACTCGTAGGGGCAAAGGTAACTTCATCATCTGTTCAGCAGACGTTGCTTCTGCTCTAGCAATGGCTGGTGTTCTTGACTATGCACCTGCTCTATCAACTAGTCTAAATGTTGATGACACAGGCAATACTTTCGCTGGTGTTCTGAATGGTCGCTTCAAAGTTTACATCGACCCATATTCAGCCAACCTAGGCGCACAGTATCAGTTCTACGTTGTTGGTTACAAGGGAACTTCTCCATATGACGCAGGTCTGTTCTACTGCCCATACGTTCCTCTACAGATGGTTCGTGCAGTTGATCCTAACAGCTTCCAGCCCAAGATTGGCTTCAAGACACGTTATGGTATGACTGCTAACCCATTCGTTACGACAACTGACGGCGGTGCAGCTGACAACGATATCTTCTCATCTGGTCGTAACCAGTACTATCGTAAGTCTGCTGTTCTGAATCTGATGTAATAGTTTTAACTCGGCGTAGATCGAGAGGAGGCCTGCGGGCCTCCGTTAAAGGGGAGCTTGTCTCCCCTTTTTTCATTATAAATATTGCATAATGGGAGGAAACCTTGTATACTACATCTAACCTAGAAATTGCAAATTCTTACGATTCGTCTTTGCCCCCTACGTATGACTTTCTAAAGCCAAACGGATTTAAGTTTGTCATACAGGATTCGCCAAATGTAGCTTACACGTGCCAAGGTGTCACACTCCCTGAGATAAATCTTAATCATATAAAGCAGATGACACCCGCAATCAATGTCTACTTTCCTGGACAGACGCCTGAGTTTGGTGATTTTAGCATTAACTTTATTGTATCCGAAACCATGGATAACTATATTGAACTGTATGACTGGATTCTTACTATGACTAACACAGATGACGCTATAACAAATAAAACGTTACTGAATCGTTTTAGTAGGTTTCCTGGGTCAAGCACAGTGACTAAATATACGGAGCAGATTCGTTATTCAGATGCTACGTTGTTCATTCTTAACTCAGCGAACACACCCAAGATTGCAGTAAACTTTTCTGATCTTTTTCCCATCAACCTTTCACCCTTGACATTTAACACAACAGTTGATAATATTCAGTACTTCGTATGTGGAGCAACCTTTAGGTACAAGATATTTGAAATTGAAGCATTGTAATAACCCTTTGGAGTAAATTATGACGGAACAAACACAAAAAAGTATTCCGGTTTCTGAACTACAAAAAACTAAACTTTTCATCGCAACACCTTGCTATGGCGGCGCTCTAACTGAACCATACTTTAAGAGTATCCTTCGCCTTGTATTCTTCTGTGATAAGCACAACATCCCGCTACAGTTTGGTACGATTGCAAATGAATCACTTGTGCCTCGAGCACGCAATACGCTAACTGCGTTCTTCCTTCGATCTGACTGCACCCATCTTTTCTTCATTGATGCTGACATTGAGTTCAAACTTGAAGATGTGATTCGTCTCATTGCTGCTGACAAAGATATCGCGGTAGGTGCCTATCCTAAGAAAGGTATCAACTGGGGTACAGTCAAGAAGCATCTTCAACTGCATCCCGATGCAACCGATGACGACCTTGCTGTTGCGGGTAGTGAGTATGCTATTAACTTCCAATTCAAGGATCTCAATAGTCGTTCTATTGAAGTGCAGGATGGCTTGATTGCATTGAAAGATGCGGGTACGGGATTCATGCTCATCAAGCGTAATGTCCTTGAAAAGATGGGTAAGGCCTATCCTGAATTGCAATATAACAACGATATCAACGTTGATAAGGATCTTGACAAGCACACCTACGCTTTCTTTGATACAGTCATTGAGGAAAGCTCAAAGCGTTATCTATCTGAGGACTACACCTTCTGTCGTAGGTGGCAAGAGATGG